TAAAGTATCATTTCATATATATCCTCAAGGTATATCACCCCGTTCTGAGCATGAGCAGTACCTGGAAACAAAGTGTCTTCATTCCCATTCGAACCATTCTCTTGAAGTAATGTCTCGGCAATATCCAAAAACCCATTTAAAATCTTACTCGGAATAGCTCCCGAATTATAACCAACATCAAACGGATTTTCAGTACCATAACCAACAAGTAAATACGAATACTCTGGTGGTGATAAAGTTATCGTATTACCACTGTTAGGGTCCACCCACGTGAGAGCAGCCTTAGTGATGTATTTAATAATATAATTCTTATCTGGCGATAACACCACAGTATTTGTTGGTATATGTAAATCATAATCAGGTGATGAATCGTAATTTACGTAAAATTCATCGAATTCCACCGGTAACGGTGTACCTGAAGAAAAAATAGACGGTTTAATCAATGATAAACTCTCTAATTCAGAAGATTCAGGTAAATCTATATCATATTGGAACCCCGATGATGGTGTTGCTTGGTCAATGTTTGATGCAGCATCTTCACAATCATAACAATCAGGATAATTAACCAAACCTAACGTTCTAAAGGTTGAAATTTGTATACCTCTAGCAATATCAGCAAATCTATTACCAAGAGTTTTAAGTGGTCTCCATGGACCAATTTTTATGGAATATATATAATCCGAAACATCAAATATCAGTTCTACTATAGTATCAAATAAAAATTGGGTTATTTTAAGATAGAAAGCTTCTAATAGGTTTACTATAATAACAATTAAAAACTTAAACTTATTATTAGCAACCGCATCTGTTATTGGAAAATATTGGTTATTATTCGCACAATCTTCTTGAGCTTCTGGTTGAATTTCTTTAATCCCTAAAAACGATTCATTTCTATTTCTTACAAAAATCGAAAAGGCAGCCTCTAATGACGACTTATTATAATACTGATTGATAAACCCTGAAATAGTATAAAGCCTATTATACCTCAAAGAGTAAAAATAATCGTTAGGATGTCTATCCCCGTTATTTTCACCAACAATGTCATCCATAGCCCCCGAAGGATAATCGTCTAAATTTGTCGAAAACGCATATGACTTAGGGTCAATCGACGAATAGTCTCCATTATTGTTAGTCTGATGTTCTTTAATCTGAGGTGCCAAATACTTACCCCTATACGATTTTTTACCACCACTATCATCTTGAAGTGATAACCTAAACCTATATTTACCTAATGTTGGTATTCCAACATCAGGGTCTTTAGATTCAACAATATACCCAAACTCATCCGTCGTAACATAATTTAAATTCATAGGGACCCTGACAAAGAAACTACCATCAGAATCAATTTCACTATCTAACTGTATAGACTCTAATATAGGTCTCTTAAAATTTACATCCCCATTAATACTTTCATACTGACCACTAAATCGAATACATTCGATATCTCCCTTACCTGACACTAGTGAACACTTTTCACCCATATCATTGTCGACATTACACCTAACTCTAACGGCATTTCTCTCACTATCAGTATAAGTTCCACCCATGAAAATAGAATACGGTTCAATACTAACACCCCTTTCCTTTAAATCAAAATCAGAACGAGTAATACCGATTTGACACAATTCAGGATTACCCCAAAACGGTTCTACGTTTACAGTTTTCTGTGTGGAAATAATTTGAGGTAGCGAATCTATATTATCCGACGACATAAAAGTATATGAATTCTCAAATAACTCTTCAGAGGTACCCTGATAAACAAAATCAAATGGTACCATAGACTGACAACCAATGTCAGACAAATCTAAGTCGTAATGTAATGTATGTGTCCCCAATGGAACCCCAAATAACATAAAGTCACCTGAGTCATTGGTTTTTGCAGAATATTTGTAATATTTGTCGTATACCTCTAATATGTGTTCTTGTGTAAGAACATCAACCTTAGACGGGAAAGTACCTGTCGGTGTATGTCCCGAATGTTGTTTTATATTAGGTAATAAGTTATACCTATACCCTTTTTCGTTTCTTGACGTGGATGTTTTGAAGGGGTAAATCTCATTAATCACTGGATTATCCTCATCGATATTATCAATAGGTACAAATATAGACACACGGGTATTTGGTACTCCATACCCCCCGTTAGTAAATACTCTACCTACCACAACACCAAAGTCAGCACATAAACTTGTGTACTCACCTGTTTGTGTCATTTTTAAGGATAAGATGTCTAACGTATCAAAGTCTTGGTCGATATTGATTTTAATGTTAGTATCTACCCCTGGTGTTGTTCTTATTCTATAGGATTTAGACATACGTGTTTCTTTTTAGATAAATATTAAATTAAATATTTTCCTAATTAATAATAAGATAATACAAAGTAATGTAAACTTGATTAATTAATCAAAGGTGCAGAAATTGTTTTAACTCTGACAACGATATCCTTACTTGGGAACCTAACTTGGTAAATCTGATTACTTCTCATATAAACCGTTTCATCACCTAATTGAATTTGTTTGGTGTCTTCATCAATATACGGTTGAGCAGTTTTAGTATCTGAATACCCTTCACCCACTTTATTAATAACCCTTAAATCGACTAAGTTAACCACACCAGATTGTGAATTAACAATTTGTTTTAACTCACCAACATATAAATGTTCACCTAAGTCTCTACCATCAATCTCCAAATATGAAGACACTTCTGATAAAATCGAAGATATGATTTCTGTTTGATTAACATTCTTATCTAATATAACATCTATCTCAAAACCTAAGTCAATAATCTCAGCAACTTCTGTCTCAATATAATCGTTAATCATTCGATATTCTGATAGATACTCAGCAATGTTTTGTCTTAAAACGTTAGAAACTTTATTTGTTAAACTACCATCAGAATCATAAGACAATAAATTAATTCTTATCTTATTATCTTCTTCAAATACGTTCACCTTTGATGGTGCTCCATATTTTGCTGGCATTGTCTTTATTAATATTCTATAATCATTCAATGTCACGGCTCTTTCTTGAGCGGCGAAGTTAAACGCAACCATATTTCTAATTTCTTCTAATGATGGTTTGTCCGCCCCACCAATTGCGGCGGCTACGTTAGACGCAGTTAAAGAGTTAATAACTCGTGTGTTGATATTAGACGATGGTCCTGTTACCGAAAAATCATAATCACCTAAGTCGTTTAATGAATTAACACCTACGTTAGATGTTATACCACCACCAACACGATATTTTATAAATAAAGTAGTGTTTGGTTTAACTGATTTACCTAACGATAAGTTATTTGTGAAATCTAATAAATCGTAACTTCCTTCTAAGTCAACGAAAGTATCGAATTGGTCTTGAGCCGATGTATTACCACCACCAAAAGTCACAAACGCAAATCCTTCAGGAGTAAACTCAGATATAAATCTTCTATCAACTGTTTTATACTTACCCCTTACAACACCTGGTTGGTCTGAAGGAGATGTCGGGTCTTGAGTAAAAATTCTATCCTGTGATAAACTTTTAACCTCATACCACTTATTTTTAGTTTTTCTAAATTCTGCATCTGACGGTACTGTACTAAATGTTGTTCCTTGTTTTTCTATAACATCCACAATCCCTAACACATCTTCATCCGGTAGGTATAATCTCATAAATGGTTTAACATCTGAAGGTCTAATAACTTTTTTAAACACCTTTGTTACCCCATTAACAACAACCTCTCTTTTTGTTATATTATACGATAATATTGTCCCCGAACCATCAACAATAGGAATTTTAGTCCTGTTTGGATTACCTTTCAAATCATACTGACTTGAGAAGTCAATATCGTAAATTGTTTCAAATATATGTCCCGAACCCGACACCTGAGCTCCTCTTCTTAGGATACCCAAATATCTAGAATCTTCTTTATCCCCCGAAACAGGAACGTTAACTGTAAAGTCAACTAAAGTCACTGAAGGTCTTTTACCCGGTAACTTTAATCCGTAAGTTCTGGCGATATTATATATTGATTGTTTTTGTTGTGCGTAGTCCAACACAGTCTCTTGCATTGTTCTATCAATATGATAATGTAAATTATCACCAATCGCAGCGTTCATATCTAAGAATACCGAGTATAATGACGCATCGTTATAATTTTGTATTAAATCTGGGTAATACTCTTTTGTTAGGTTAACTAATTCAGTTCTTAACCCCAAAAAGTCTCTTTCTACGTATGAAATCTTATCTGCCATGGTTATATGTTAATTAAAATGTAATCTCTTTCTGCGAATTGACCAATACTATTTGTGTAATCAATCCTTAATTTGGCCGTGTACTCTTCAGTACCTTTAGCGGCCACCCTATAAAGCCTTTCATCTAATCCTGTTGTAAACTCACCAGGACTTTCTTCTGTTTCTAAATAAGGAGTAACCTTTATACTATTAACCGTTAGTTGTGGTAAAAATTCTTTAACAGATTCATCAACATCTTGTTGTATCTTACTGAAAGTACTCTCATCCATTGGTTCAAATATATGGTCATATAGTTTAGTCCCAAAACTTGGTAAATAATAACGACTTCCTTTTCTTGTTAATAACAAATGAATCAATGCCGCCCTTACTTCTTTACTTGAAGTGTTCGTCATTTTTAAATACTTCCCATTCGTAGAATCCGAAAAAGGAAAATCAATCCCAAAATTATTTATATCCGCCATTTAGTTGCTTTATTACTATAAATATTAAATTAACTATTTTCTCCCATTATTAAAGTCAATAAATAAAAAAGAGGACCTAAGTCCTCTTTTTATCAATCTATTTTTTTGGTTATGAACCACATGCTTCACAATCATCAGGATTGTCTAACGAACAAACCATATCATTCAATAACTGTTCATCAGTCATCGGTGTTGGTTGCGTTATCTTTGGTGTCTCAATTTGTGGTGCAACAACCTCTTTTGGTGTTTCCTCCAATTTAGACATATCAATACCCAAACCTTTCAGTGCTTCAGACTTCGGTCTCGTTCTCAAATAGTACATACCTGTCTTTAACCCCTTTTCCCATGCGTGGAAGTGAGCAGCAGTTAGTTTCGCCGCGTTTACGTCTTCCATAAATAAATTCATAGATTGTGATTGGTCGATAAACACACCTCTATCAGCCGCCATATCAATTAATTTCTTTTGTGAAATTTCCCAAACTGTTTTATATCTATCTTTTATTTCTTGCGGTATTTCATCAATATGTAGTACCGAACCATTACCCGCAAACATCTGTAACCTAACCTTATCATTCCATAAACCTAAGTTAACTAAATCTTGGATTAAGTGTTTGTTTACCATTACAAACTCACCTGATAGGGTGTTTCTTTTATATATGTTAGCAGTAAATGGTTCAAAACATTCATTATTACCTAAAATTTGTGCCGTTGAAGCCGTTGGCATTGGTGCCATTAATAATGAGTTTCTAACCCCGTGTTTCACAACCTCATCTCGTAAAGATTTCCAATCCCATTTACCTGACATATCAGAGTCTGTTAACCCCCATAATTCAAATTGGAATTTACCCTCCGATAAAGGAGACCCTTTAAATGTTTCGTAGTGACCTTCTTCAATCGCCTTATCTTTAGATGCCGTAACCGCCGCAAAGTATATTGTTTCGAATATCTCTGAGTTAAGAGTTGAGGCTTTTTCAGAATCAAAAGGATACCCCATCATAGCAAATACATCCGCTAATCCCTGGATACCAATTCCGATTGGTCTATGTCTAAAGTTTGAACGTTTAGTCTCAGGAGTAGGGTAATAGTTGATGTCAATTACCTGATTTAAGTTAACAGTCGTATTATACGCAACATCATATAACATATCAAAATCAAAAGTTCTTAACCCCTTATTTTGTGAACGTACTTTACCTTCAGGTATTGTTACCATTTTTGGT